TGATAATTGTTATTATTAGTATTTATTAGTTTATTATATTATCTGTGTGATGTCGTATTTAATTTGTATTATATTATTATATATTGTAAGTCAAGATCATCAGTGTGAATAGAATATTGAATATTGTTTTTATTTAATTGTTCAATAGTGAAATCAATATAGTCAATAGTGTATTCAAATAGAATAAAAGTATTATTTTTGAATTTTTTAGATTTTATTTTATTGTCAATAAAGAATTGAGTTGAGTCAGAAATGTAATGTATTTCGTCATTTGGTAATATTGATTGTAAATTATTATAAGTCATAGTAGTTATTAATTTATTATATTATCTATATGAGTTCGTATTTAAGTTGTAAAGTATATTATTTGTTTAGTATAGTAATATGTCAATATGTCATTGCACAATATGTCAAAGTGTCACATATTAATTTATATTTATATATGTGTCATTATGTCATATAAATATATAACTTGTGACATTATGTCATGTAGTATAGTGCAAAAACGTAAAAAATCTATGCAAAAATGTAAAAAAGCAGGGGGCCCCATGTTTTTTAAAATGACTTTTGTTTTACAAAATGAGTACGAGAGAGGAGGGGCAACACTAATTCCCTATATTTGTAACATCCAACGTGACACTAGCCCGTTATAAGTATATAAGTAGTACCCTATTGTCAGCCTCCACTAAAAAATAGTTTCATATTTTACCTTAAATTGCTTAAAAACAGTGTGAAATAGTATTAAGTAGACAAATAACTAATAATATGGCACAGAAACTAAGTAGTAGAGCTAAAGCTGCTAAAAAAAAGAGAGATTTAGCTGCTGCTAACACACGTAGAAGGGAAAAGATGCGCGCTGAAAACCAAAGAAAGCGCCGTAAAGCCAAGAAAAACGGTAAAAAAATTAAAGGTAAAGATTATGACCACACTAAGAAAAAGTTTGTTTCAGTGAAAGCAAATCGTAGTGGACATGGTAAAGGAACTAAGAGATAATATTATATGGGAACACTTATAACCACGTTTAAAGACAAAAAGTTTGTAAATTACGGTGTAAATCAAGGAGATTGGAAGACTACTCTTAATGGTGTATTAGAAGTAACAGGCGCATCTACATTTAAAGCAGATGTTAGTTTGCTAGATAATGATAAATTAAGAATAGGAGGTAATAGTACAAGTACCGGTGACTTACAAATATATCATGATGGATCTAATAGTTACATTGAAGGTGGAGGATACAGTGGTGCTGGTAATTTAATTATAAGACACAAAGATGATGGTAGAGATTTAATATTTCAAGGTGATAACGGCGATGGCGATTCGAGTTCAACTACTTATTTCCTATTAGATAGCTCAATGGCTAATACAGGTAATCCTGATGTATATACAAGATTTCCTAATAACTCACGTTTAGTTTTTGGAAACTCAGCAAATGCTAACTCTTTAGATCTTGAAATATACCACGATGGTGGGTCTAATATTAAAGCAGGATCTGGTGGTTTAAATACAGAGAGTAAAGGTGGCTTGATATTTGAAAATGACACTTCTGGAGATATAACTGTAGAGCAAAAACGTAATGACGGTGAAATTAATTTTAAATGTGATAATGGAAGCGGCGGTACAGAGAGTTATTTAAAACTAAACGGAAGTGATGTTTCTGTAAATATATTAATACAAAAAGTAATGATGTCAAATCTACCAACATCAGACCCAAGCGTTGCAGGACAGCTATGGAATAGTAGTGGAACATTAAAAATTTCTGCAGGATAAAACATTAAAATAAAAAACAAACAAACAAAATGGCAAGAATTAGCACATATGCTTCAAGCTCGACTGTAACGGGCTCAGAAAAGCTTTTAGGAACAGACGCGGGAACAACTAAGTTGTTTTCTATTTCTGATCTTAAATCATTTTTCTCAACTAACACAGCAGTTAGCACCACGTTTAGTGGTAATATACTACCAAATGCTGATGATTCAGTAGATATAGGTAGTTCATCTGCTCAATGGAAAGATTTATACGTAGATGGTATAGCTTACATAGATCAAATAGGTACAGATGGTGATCCAACAGGTACAGCTTACATAGCTGGTGGTGAAATTGACGGTGCTGTGATTGGTGGTGAAAGCGCTGCTGCAGGTACATTTACTACAGCAACAGCTGCCACAGTTAATGCAACAAGCGCATTACAAGTTGGAGGTTCTGCCATATCGCTTAATAATTTATCAGATGTATTAGTAGAAAGTACTTCTATATATGTAGGTAGCGATCCAAGTTCTACCACTGATACAGCGAATAACAACACTGCTATAGGTACAACCGCTTTAAATAGTATAACAACAGGTGATAGAAACTCAGTTTTAGGAGCAAACGCGGGTACAGCGCTAACTACAGGCTCTAACAATGTAGCAATAGGATATGAAGCATTGATAGCTAGTGAAACAGCTAATAATAATATAGCAATAGGTTATCAGGCTTTAACAGCTGCAACAACAGGAGCAACTAATATAGGTATAGGTCCACAAGCTGGCGCCGCTTTACTTGATGGTACTTTAAACGTACTTATAGGTAATGACGCTGGTACGGCTTTAACTTCAGGTGCTAGAAACGTAGCTATAGGTAACAGTGCTTTAGCTACAGAAGATACTGGTAGTTTTAGCGTAGCTATTGGATACGAGGCATTAACAGCACAAAATGTAGATGCTTCTTATAACGTAGCATTAGGTTATAGATCAGGTAAAACAATAACAACTGGATTATATAATACTTTTGTTGGTGCTGAATCAGGTGAAGCAATTACTGAAGGTCTTGAAAATACAGCTATCGGGTATCAAGCTTTAACTACTAACGTTGATGGTGATGGTATTGTTGCTGTAGGTTACAGAGCTTTTCAAAATTTAGAACCCTCTAATGGTGATGCATATAATGTTGCTGTAGGTCATGAAGCAGCTAAAGCTGCGACAACTTCAACTTATGGAACGTTTATAGGTGCACAAGCAGGTAGAGCAATTACAACAGGTACTTATAACGCGGCTCTAGGTGCAGAAGCAATGTTATCAACAGATGTTGGTCAATACAATACTGCTTTAGGTGCACAAGCCTTATATTCAAATGTAGATGGTAGTTTAAGCACAGCTGTTGGTTACAAAGCATTGTATGCTCAAGATCCAGCAAGTGCTGTAGATTTATTTAATGTAGCTGTTGGTGCAAACGCAGGTCTTGCTACAACAATAGGACAATACAATACATTTATTGGTGGTGAAGCAGGCAAAACTAATATCGATGGTAACGCAGGTGTTGCTGTTGGTTATAAAGCATTATTTGCACAAGAACCTGCATCGAACGTAGATACAGATAATACAGCTGTAGGTTTTGAAGCAGGTGTTGCGGTAAGTACAGGTTTAAGAAACACATTAATAGGTAATAATACTGCCGCTGCGCTTACAACAGGTAATAGCAATATAATTGTAGGTAGTGCATCAAATGTTTCTGCATCAGGAGCAGAAAATCAAATAGTAATTGGTTATAACACTACTGCTGCTAGTAATAATTCAGTAGTATTAGGTAATACTGATACTACAATATGGCATCCAGCTGATGATAATGGTGTAGATTTAGGTAGTCAAGCATATTCGTTTAAAGATGCTTATATACAAGGCAGTTTAAAAATAGGTGATACATCTGGTAGTACATATTTCCAATTTCCAGCAACAACAGGTACTGCGGGTCAATTGTTAAAAGTACCTTCTTCTGGTAATGTACTAGAGTGGGGAACTGGTACTGGTGTAGATCATTTTGCTGACACAAGTGTTGAAAATCTTTTTGTTGGTCATAGTAATGGCCCATCTGGATCTTCACAATTTAATGTTGGTGTTGGTAGAAAAGCTTTAGGTATTTTAACAACTGGTGATAACAATGCTGCTTTAGGTAATTTAGCAGGTAAAGCAGTTACAACAGGTTTATCTAATGTTTTTGTTGGATCACAAGCTGGTGCACTGGTTTCAACTGGTAGTTATAATGTAGCTATTGGTGATCTTGCTTTAAGTACTGAGAACGATGGTGGTGAATCTATAGCAATAGGTTTTGAAGCATTGAAATTATCTGATGGAGTTAAAAACGTAGCTATTGGACATCAAGCAGGTGCAGCTATTACTAGTGGTCAGAAAAACACAATCATGGGTCATCAAGCATGTAATAGCTTAGTTGGCGGTAGTTCTAACGTTGCATTTGGTCATGGTGCATTAGCATCGGAAGATGCTGGTGATAATAATGTTGCGATTGGTGCTAATTCTTTAAATTCGCAAAACAATGACACGGGCTCAAATGTAGCTATAGGTACTAGCGCTGGTATGCAAGTAACAACAGGTTATCGAAACGTATTAATTGGTCATCAAGCTGGAAACAGTATAACAACAGGTGACAACAATATATCAATTGGTTACAATTCAGATACTAGTGCTGTTGGTGCTGATAACGAAATTGTAATTGGTAATACTGATCATACAAACGCTAGAGTATACGGTCTTAGAACACCTGTTACAGCGACTACAGATGATACTACTTTAACAGCTAATGACTCAGGAGAAACATTTGTATTTAACGATGCGTCTGCAACATTCACTTTACCAGACTCTGAATCTGGTGATATGACTGGTGTATATTTCCACTTTATAGTTCTTAATGATGACGCTGGTACAAAAAGAATACAATGCGCTGATTCTACAAACGAAGATTTACTTGGAGCAGTTACAACTGTAGATGTAGATTCATCAGACGCTACTGCTTCATTTGCAGTTCAAGTTTCAGATACATTTCACCAAATAACATTTAACGGTACTACTACTGGTAGAGGTGGTAGTAAAGTAACCGTAACAAATATAGCGGCTGATAAATGGCACGTTGAAGGAACATTATTATGTTCTGGATCACCTGCAACTCCATTTTCATAATTGAGCTATGGCTTTTAAAATGAAAAAAATATCTGAGCTCTTTAACTTTAATAAAGAGCATTCAATACAAGGATCAATTGTTGTTGAAAAGAAAATGCCTAAAAATGTGTGGGCTCAGATAGATATAAATGGTAAAATAGATTTAAATAAAAATTTAACCAAACAACAAAAGAAAGAAGCTATTCATCACGAAAGACAACACTTAAAGCAAATAAGAACTGGGGTGTTACATTTTGATATGAATAACTACTACTATAAGCCTAAACCAAACAAATACTTTGTAATACCTAATAGTAGGATAGATCCAAGAAGTAGGAAACTACCTTGGGAAGCTTCAATTAAAAAATATAAGAAATGAAAGTAAAAGCACCAAAAGGATACCACTGGATGAAAAAAGGTAGTGGAGCTCCAAAGTTAATGAAACACAAGGGTAAGTTTGTACCTCATAAAGGCGCTAGCTTAACTCATAACTTTGCAATACAAAAATTACATGCCAAGAAGTAAAAGAAAACCTTGTTGGAAAGGTTATGTAAAAAAAGGTTTAAAAAAGAAAGGTAACAGGATGGTTAACAACTGCGTGCCTATAAAGAAAAAATAATTATGCCAAGCAACGAACCAAGACGTACGACTAAAGGTAAAGGTCGTAACTTCCGCACAGTAAAAGAAGGTGCAGGTATGACTAAAAAAGGTGTTGCTGAATATAAACGTAAAAATCCAGGTAGTAAGCTAAAAACAGCAGTTACTGGTAAAGTAAAACCTGGTAGCAAAGATGCTAAAAGAAGAAAATCATTTTGCGCTAGATCTAAAAAATGGAAAAGTAAAAGAGGTTTAGCTGCTAGACGCAGATGGAAATGTTAAAATTATGAAATCAAGAGGATTAGGAGACAGTGTACATAAATTCACCAAAGCAACAGGTATTAAAAAAATGGTAGATGTTGTAAGTCAAGGTTTAAATATACCTTGTGGCTGCGAAGGCAGACGTGATGCTATGAATATGATGTTTCCATACAAAAAATAACTATTAAAAACTAAATTATGCCAGGATATAAAAAACCTATGATGTACAATGAAAAAAAGCCTATGGCTCATCATGGTAAAAAAGCAATGATGTACGATAAAAAACCTCAGTTTAATGCTAAATTAAAACAAGCTGCTAAAGAAGGTAAGCTAGACGATAGTCCTAAATTTAAATCTGCTGTAGAAAAATCTATGATGTATAAGCCTATGAAACATAAAGGACCTTATAAACTAGGAAGTATGTCAAAAAACAATACAGAAGGTATATTTAGAAAAGAAGTACCGCAAATGTATCATAGTAAAAAACCTATGATGTTTAAAACAAATAAAAATCCAATGAAGACTGGTGAAAAATCTAATATTGATCCTGATTTAGTAAAAGAGGCAGTAAAAGATTTTAAAGTAAGAAAACCAAAAACTCAAGGTGATAGTATTTCTCTTACACACACTATGAGAAAAGTAGGTAAAGATCCACAATCAGTAACAGACTCTAGATTTAGATTTTATGAAAAAGCAGGCCCAAAAGGCGGTTTAAAATCTATGAAAGAAAAAATTGCTGAAGCAAAAGCAAAAAGAAAAGGAAAATAATGGGAAAAATTAGTTCAGCTTGCAAAGCCGCAGCAAAAAGAAAATTTAAAGTTTGGCCTAGTGCTTATGCTTCTGGTTGGGGCGTAAGATGCACAAAGGCTGGAGGCCCAAGTAAATTTGGAGGCGGTAAAAAGAAAAAGTAATGGCTAAAGCGTATAGAGGAGTTTTAAAAGCTCGAATAAATAAACTATACGGTGGTGATGTTACTTGTAGTAAAGTTAAAAAGCTAAAGTCACGTAGAGAAGCTACTAAACGTGATGTGCAGCTTGCTAACTGGTTTATTAATATGCAAAATTGTAAACATGGCGGATCCAGTAAAAGGAACAGGTAAAAAACCAAAAGGTTCTGGTAGAAGATTATATACTGACGAAAATCCAAAAGATACAGTTAAGATTAAATTTGCTACAGTTGCAGATGCTAGAGCCACGTGTGCTAAAGTTAAAAAGATTAATAAACCATTTGCTCGTAAGATACAGATACTAACTGTAGTAGAGCAAAGAGCTAAAGTTGCTGGTAAAAAAGAACAAGCAGCTATAGCTAAAAGATGTAAAATGGCAATACGTAGAAAACATGGCAAAAAAAAGACCTGAGTGGAAAGATAGTAAATACGCTGATGCCAAAGGTAAATTTAAGGAGTTATCATGTGATTCCTTAGCTAGTTGGTTAATAAAAAGTAGAAAAGGTAATAAAAGAGCCATAATAGGTAGCTTAAACCAACAAATAGTTTTTAATAGAAAAAAAAGACCTAGCTATGCTAAAAAAATGGTATGTGCTAGAAATAAAGTAAGCAAAAGATTAGGAAATGCCAAAAAGTAAGATAAAAGGTGGCGGCACCAAAAAAGTTTGTTTACCATACGCTAAGTATAAAAGTATGAGTAAAGCTGAAAGGCAAAAAGTAATACGTGCTAAACGTACAGCTGCTGCTCAAGGAAAATATAAGAGATCAAGTAAGTCTAATGTAAAAGGTGCTCGTAAAAAAGGTGCTACACTTAGAGACTGGTTTCAAAAAGAGCGCTGGGTTAATATTGCCACTGGCAAACCTTGCGGAGAATAATACCGGCCCGGGTAAGGGCATAAACCAAATGTTAAATTTAAAACCAAAACCAAATGACATTTTTTTATTCGACTAAAACGTGGAATAGTCAACCACAAATTTCCAAAGAAACCGTAGAAGTTTGGAAGCATTTAGCTGACAAATCAAGCTGGAGAATAACCCAGCTACCAAATGGTTTTTACCAAACCGAGTACCAACATCCAAAGGAAGAAGATACTTGGATTGATGTAACCAGAAGAGAAACAATCGAAGGAGCAGAAGCTGCTATCGATGGATCAGTAGATCACTACGGAAAAAAAGTAGAGTTTCTTAATGGCCCAAAAGTTATTAAAACTTTTAAATAACATTAACTAAATTAAATTAAATTAAATGCAAAATCCACAAGACATTGTGAAGACGTTAAGCTTTGGTAGTAATGCTAAAGATAAAGTCTTTGCTGGGATAGATAAATTAACACAAGCTGTTAGCTCCACGTTAGGAGCTAGCGGTAAGTGTGTTATCTTAGAAGACTTCATGGGAAGACCTATGATTACAAAAGACGGTGTAACCGTGGCTAACTCTGTTAATTTAAGAGATCCTGTAGAAAATATAGGAGCTACATTAATTAAAGAAGCAGCTAGAAAAACTGTAAGCGAAGCAGGTGACGGAACAACAACTGCTACTGTTTTAGCTCATAGCTTATTAAAAGAAGCTAACAGCAAACAAACAAACGATAGCTTACGTAAAATAAAAGAAGATATTCAAAAAGCATGTAATAGCACCATTGAGTATCTTGAAAAAATTAAAGTACCTGTTGAAGGTGATATGATTGATCAAGTAGCAACAATATCATCAAACAACGATAAAGAGCTTGGATCTATTATAGGTGAAGCTTTTAAAAAGGTTGGTAAAAACGGTACTGTTATGATGGATGTTGATGGTAAATCAGAAAAAACAACTGTTGAGGTTGTATCAGGTTCACAAATAAATCAAGGATATGCTAATCCTAATTTTGTTACAGATACAGCTAAACAAACAGTAACATTAGAAAAGCCATTAATATTACTAGTAAGCTCACCAATAAGCATAGTTAGAAAAATACAAACTGTATTAGAATATGCTGTTCAAAATAATAGATCAATACTTATTATAGGTGAGTTAGAAAAGCAACCAATGGCTGCTTTAGTAATGAACAAGATAAAAGGTAACATAAAAGCTAGTGTGGTTGCACCACCTGGTTTTAACTTCTGGAAAAAAGATTTTTTAGATGATATAGCTGCAATAACAGGAGCTACACATATAAATGAAGAATATGGAGATGATGTAGATTTAATTACGCCTGATATGTTAGGTGAGTGTGAAACTTGTGTATCTGATAGTAAAACTACAGTATTAAAAATAGCTGAAATACCAGAAGAAGCTAAAGTTAGAATAAAAGACATTGAAGATCAATTAAAATCTTCAGACCCTAGTTTAAGAACAGAAAAGCTACAAGAAAGATTAGCTATATTATCTGGTAACGTTGCGGTTATATCTGTAGGTGCTAATTCAGATGTAGAGTTAAAAGAAAAGAAAGACAGAGTTGATGATGCAATACATGCTACAAAAGCTGCAGTAAAAGAAGGTATAGTTCCAGGTGGTGGTATAGCTTTATTAAACGCTGCTAACAGTATTGATAATAATAGTGATGGAGCTAGTATTTTTATTGAAGCTATAAAGCGACCATATAAAAATATACTTGAAAATGCTGGAATAGAAAACAGTGTACCAATAGTTAGAGAAGGCTTTGGTGTTAATGTAGTGACAGGTGACATGGTGCATATGGTAAAAGAAGGTATTATAGATCCTTTACTAGTAACTAAAAGCGCGTTGAAAAATGCAGTATCTGTTGCCTCAACAATATTATCAACTGATTGTGTAATTAGTAATATGAGAGAAGAATGAGGGCGATAGGTAATTACTTAGTTATAGAAGAAATAAAAGAAAAAGCTACTAAAACAAAAGGTGGTTTACTTCTTACAGATAAAATAAAAGAAGACATAAGGTATAGGCAAGGTATTGTAAAAAGCGTAGGAGATTTAATTCAAGGCGTTAAAACTGATGATAAGATTTATTACGACAAACACGCTGGGTTTAACATAGAAATAGATGAAAATATATTTCTTGTAATAAAACAACAAGACGTTGTTATAGTCTTGTGAGAAAATTAGAAGCTAAAGATCTTAGAAGCATAGGTTTGTTAAAGCATTATCGTATTATACGAAAATGGGCTTGTAAAACATACAATTTAAAAGATGCTGATCTAGAACTTCTAATTTACTTTGACTGTATGGAGTTGTTTACAAGAAAAGATTATATTGACGGGGTTTATACTTTTTCATGGGATAAAAATAGATGGGAACGTTTAAGACGTAATGACTGGATAACAGTTTGGAGACAAAGAAATAACACCACTCAAAAATATACAATATATAAAACATCATTTAAGTGTAGTCAACTTATAAGTAGAATATACAGGATGTTATTAGGAACAGAAGATTTACCAACTAGTATTAGAAGAAATAAAATAATGGAAGGTGGTTCTTACTCAGATAAAGTAATGATTAAAGCTATAAATTTAGTCAACAAAGATAAAAATAGATAATAATAAAAAAACAAATTTAAAATGGCATACGGAGATATAACAGGTAGTCCAGACGCTTATAGAGCGCCAGGAAAACCAGGTATACAAACAGTTAGAAGAGCTGTAATTCTAAAAGATGCTAGTACTATTGGTAGTGCTGCTATAAACTATTTAGATAACCTAAAAGATTTAAATCAACTTACAACAGTAGCTCATACAGAAAACAACGCGGGTTTGTATATAGGTACTGCTGGTAATGTATGTGTTAACCTTTCTGGTCAGAAAAAAATAATTGAAAACGGTAAAGCAACAGGTACGGCTGTAACAAATGATTTAGTTGATACTACGCAAAACTTTACTAGCACTGTGCAAAAAAGAGACTTAGTGATTAATACCACTGATGGTACTGTTGCTTTTGTAGGTGCTGTAGATAGTGATACTGCTCTTAGTTTAGTAGATGCTAGCAATAGCGCTGTTGATATTATGGCTGAAGGTGAATTATATGAAATACATAGACCAATAGTATTTCAAAACATAGCAGCTGGATCTTTTTTACCACTTGAAATTAGTAGAATTTTTGCTATCGCAACTACTGCTGATGATATAATGGCAATATACTAGAGCATGCCTTTAATAGGAATACGATCAAGCGTAACACATAGTAATCAGATAATAAATGCTGATACTAGGACAAGTGCGTTTAACTTGCGCGCAGACTTTACTGAACTAAAAGCTGATTCAAATCTTTTTACAGCTGATGCTAACAAAATGTAATACATAACACATGGCTAAACAATCTATAAACATAGGTTCAAGTGCTAATGACGGAACTGGCTCTACGCTGAGGGAAGCATTTGACATTTGTAACGATAACTTCACGGAAATTTACGGTGGTACAACCACAGCTTTTCAATTTATCC